ACGCAAGCGCCCGCCCCCCGCCGGGGGCCACCCCCGGGGGGGGGTCTGCCGGGCCGGCCGCGCCGGCCGCGCGCGGTCGACGGGGCAGGGGGGGTCGATTTCGAGGGGAATCAATGGGTTACGCACTCGGTGTCCGCCTGATGGTGCGTTTGACATAATGGGCATTATGCGCACTTCACGCGACAATGCTAGCATAATCAAGCACTTGCGCGATGCGACAGAATGCGTCGAGCTGCGCTGATCGCCTGTCCCGAAGTTATCCACAGGATATCCACAGGTTGTTCACAGGTTATCCACATCTGATGACCCGCGCGCGCCTAGCGCCGCGTCCGTCGAGGTGTCGCGCGTACCCTTCTCGGGTTCCTGCACGCTCACCGTCCGCATCAGGTTGCGCACGGCCTCGAGGTGCAGCTGCGTCGTGTCCGTCACCTTGATGTCCTGCTGGATCTTGTTGCCCCAGCGCTTCGGGTCCATCCGCTCGGCGAGCCATTGCCTCGCACTCATCGCCACCTTCGCGGCGTTCGGGTCCATCTGCTCGGTCTCGACCCGCTCGGCCAGCTCCTCGATGCGTTCAGCGTTCACCAGGGCGCGCGCGTTGCGCACCACCTCGTACCGCTCCATCAGCTCTGGATTGGTCTGCATGTACCGCCACAGCACGCCGTAAGGGACATCGCTGCCAGACACGAAAGACCGCAAGGTGTTGCCCTGCGCAAGATGCTCCCAGAGCAGCTCCCAGAAGTCCCCGGTCTTGAGGATCGCCAGCGCCTTCTCTTGCTTGGCCCGCTTGATTGGTGTTCCTGCCATCAGTCGCTCACATGGACATAGGTCGAGACATCCTCGTAGTCGAGGTCATAGCCCTCAAGCGCCACCACGTCGAAGTTGGAGTAGGACCGCCTCGGTCGCTCCTCGACCTTACGGATCGGCTTGCGGTGCGCCGGCTTCGGTCTGGTCTCGTCAGCGTAGACCCTGCGCCAGACCTTCTCGCTAGTGCTGAACCGGAACCCGCACCTCGTACACTCGCGCCGACGCCGAGCCTCGGTCTCGAACTGGTAAACCTTCAAGACCTCGCTCGAGCCGCGGCACTTCGGGCACTTCATCGGTCGGGCAGTTGAGGCTTCACAAGGTCGAGCCAGTCGTCTAGGCGCTGGATGACCAGAAACTCGCGCTTGTCGCCGCGGCAGACCACGGCAGGGATCTCGTAGGGCGCGCACGCCTTTGTCGCTTGGTCGATCCAGTCGTAGACCGCGATGGACTTCCGACGTTTTACTTCAAGCACCCACCGGGCGAGCCGGATGTCAGCGCCACCGTCTCGGGCTTGGCCCAGTATGCGATTGGTCTGCCACCCCGTCTTCTCGGTGACGATCTTGCAGACCTCACGCTCGGTCTCGGCGCCGCGTTGCCTTTGTCGTAGCCCCATGTCACCAGCTCGCAGTTACCCGCCCCAAGTCTACCGCATGGCATAGGTCAAGAATCAAGGGGCGCAGCTTCTTGGTGAGTCTGGCGCGCTTGCGGGACTCTCTCGCCGTCGCTCGGCGCTTCTCGACCTTGCGCCAGTAGTAAGCGCGGTGATACTCGGCGCGCGTCTTCGGCTTCGACCGCCAATGGTCTGGATACCTCGCCTCGTCCACCGCATCGCGCACGATGGCGGTCACGGCGTTGTGCTCGATGACCGCGCGCGCTGCCGCGGCGAGTTCCTCCTGCGTCCTGCCTTTCTTCCTGGCCCCCATCTTGTGCCATCGATGAGGCAACCCGCCGGTGTTCTCGGCGAGGCAGATCGGGCAGAGGCGCTTCACCTTTTCGGCCATCTTGGCTTCCAGTCGAAGATGCGGTCGCGCTTCGGGGTCTCTCCGTACTTCCGTTCATCGGCCTCGGCCTGTGCGGCCTCGACCGTTGGGAAGGCCCCGAGCCACTTCGGGATGTGTCTCCCGTCCGCCCCCCTCGCCCAGAGCACATGCTCGGTCTTGCCGGCGACCGTCTGTCCGCTGATGGCGAACCGTCCACACTTGGACAGCAGCCCCCACCGATCGCTCTGCTCCCACTCGAGCGGCCCGGTTGGGTTGAGCTTCATCTCGGACTGACTCATGCGTCGACCCACCCCGGCCTCTTGCCGACCTCGCCCTCGGCGTCCTGGTACCAGACCGGCTTGGCCCCGAACCGGGCTTGGAGGGTCTTGACCAGCGACAGCGCCTCGGCCCCCTCTGCCTTGAGCAATCTTTTTGCCAGAGGGCTATCGGCCTCGGCGGGTTCAAGTTCCATCCGCTGGTACGGTACGGAAAGTACGAGTCCTAAAGGACTCTCGTACTTTTCGTACCCGGTTCGTACGGTACGAACGGGTACATTTCGTGCTTTTCGTACTTTTCGTACCTCACTTTGTTGCTTTTTAGCCACAGTCGTTTCCCTCCTTTGAGAGCCTATACCCGCCCACGGTCGGGGTCATGAACGGCGACAGGGCGAGGCTTTCGGCCGCCGTGTGGGCGGTCGTCTTGCTCATGGCGCACTCCCTGGCGACCTGTCGAAGGTCGGCCAGGCCCCAGATAAGGCCGCTCTCGGACGCCCTCTGGCGCTCCCGCAGCGCCTGCAAGAGCTGGCGCTGTGCCTTGCCCTGCGGCATCGGATCGGGGCGCTGGCGGCCCTGTGCGACGCCCTCGCGCATGACGAGCGACTTGACCGCCTCTCCGTACTTGTCGCGCCGGCCGAGGTCGATCTCGGCGGCCTCGTAGGCGAGCGGTGCCATGCTGGCGGTGTCCTTGAAGCGCTCCCGGGTGACGGTCACGGCCATGCCCTGCACGTCCGGGCGCTCGACGATGTACTCGGCGTCGGGGTTGGCCATGAGTGCCGACGCGCCTCTGGGTCGCTTGCTGTCGCCGTGGCCCGAGTGTGCGACGAGCAACACCGTGGCCGTGTATCGCTCACGCAGCCCGATGGTGAGCTTCGAGAGGTACTCGGCGACCTCCTGGTTGCTGTTCTCGTCGAGGCCGGCGGAGAACTTGCTGAAGGTGTCGACGACTACGAGGGCGGGCCGTATCCCTGCCTGGTCGATGGCTTGCTGCAGCGCCTCCATCTCGGCCTCGGCGTTGAGGTTGGCGACGGACTCAAGGGCGAGCAGCCGCAGCTCGTCGAGTGCGCCGCCGCGTCCGTGCTCCTGCATCCACGCCTCGGCGCGCCTGCCGAGTCCCGCGCCCTCGCCCGACAGGATCACGACCGGGTTCTCGGCGACCGCGACGCGCATCGCCCAGTCGAGCGCGATGAACGACTTGAACGACGCGCGCGGCCCGGCGAGCACCGCCAGCACGTTGGCCTCGATGACGTTGTGGATGAGCCAGGTCGCCTCGCGCCGCTCGGCCACGATCTCACCGATGGGGCGCAGTATGAAGCGCCGCCCGAGCGTCGCGGGCGCGCCGATGGAGAGGAGCGTCTGGTCCGGCTCGCGCGCGCGCTCCATGCCTCTGGCCTCTGGCACGTCGTCGTAGTCGCCGGGCGGCTCGTCGCGCTGGGGCGGCCCGATGCGCACGGCGTCTGGGATCGGCGTCCAGCCGCCGGCGCGTGCGGCGTTGAAGAGGCTCCCGAGGGTCACCCCGCCGTTGCGGTCGAGGTGGAACGACTGCCAGCGGTACTCGATGTCGGCGCGGCCGGCGTAGTTGTGCGGGAGGTTGCCCGTCAGGCCGCCGCAGCTCCATGAGTCCCAGAGCTCGAGGCCGTCGTCGGCGCCGCCGGAGGCGTGGTGCAGCGCCATCCCGACCATGAGCCAGGCGTCGTAGACCTCGGGGTCCACGAAGGGCAGCGCCTCGGTGATGCGCGGCAGGTCGCGCTGGAAGTCCTGGCTGGTCCCGGGCTTCGGCGGGAGCCGCTTGGCGAGATCGGGCGGCAGCTCGAGGTCCATGCGCCGCTCGTCGAGGAGTCCCGCCGGGAGCGGCGCCGCCTCGGTGAGTTCGCCGCGCTGTGCGGTATGCAGCGGCCACCAGATGATGTAGCCGCCCTCGGCGCGGATGTCGAGGCCGGGGCGCACGACCTTACCGAGCGGGACAGAGACCCCGCCGCGGATGCGCACGTTGGGCGGGAGCCGGAAGAGGTAATGCCGGCCGCCGCCGCCGGTCTGGTGTACGCGCGTCGCCGTGAGCGCCTGTTGGTTCTCGGCGAGCCACTCCTGCGTGGCGTGGCCCGCCGCGCCGGTGTCGAAGTCGACGACGACGAGGCCGGTGCGGTGCCCGGTCGGGACGCCGACGAGCGCCTCGGGGTGCTCGGCCCACCAGCGGCGGATCTGCTGCTCGTCCTGGGTGGCGTCCTTGAACCCGTTCTTGGTGAGCGGACTCTTGGCCTTCAAGACGCGGCCGCCGAGGTCGAGGTCGGCGCGCCGGCAGGGGAAGACCGGGGCGCGCTTGGCGAGCTCGAGGACGCGCTCGACCGGGACGATGGTGGAGAGTTCGGGCTTGCTCATGGGTAGATGTCCGGCCGGAGAGCCTTCCTAGATACCCCAGAGGCCGCCTCGACCGCAAGCACGCGCAGCGGCGGGACGCGGCCCTTGCGCAGCCACCTTGACACGGCGGCCGGGGCGATACCGATAGCGCGCGCGAGCGCGGACGGGCCGCCGGCTTGGGCGACGGCATGGATGGTTGCCGCGTGCAGCGGCGCTATCTTCTGTTTCATGCGGGTATAGTAACTTGTGGTTATTCTGCCACGCAAGCGGATTCCTGCCCATTCTGTGGTCATGCGAAAAATATTTTAACCGGGGGTTGCATTTCCAGATTTAAGCGCGTACAGTCTTACCCATGCCCGGCGCGGTGCCGCGGCAAACAGGCTGGAGGGTCTGACGATGAACACCCCTGAAACCAATTACCGAGTCCGCGCCGAAATCTTCGAGCGTACCTGCACGCTGACCGGGCGCCCGGTCCGCCTCCAGTACGCCCGGAATCTGAGCGGCGTGGTCTTTACCCGCATTTGGGAGGAGTCGGTGCACATCGGATTCAAGGGACGGGAGGGCCGCACCGGCCGATGGTCGAAATGGCGCAACTCTAACGGCAACATCCCGGTCTCCGCGCAGTCGACCGGCGGATTTACCTATGTCCCGACCGGCGCGGGCTATTACGCCTTCTCGCGCAAGGTGGCCGCATGAGCACCGAAGCCTTCGACTGGGTCATCTTGGTGGGCGGTTTCATCATCGCCCTCGGCATCGGCTCCGTGATCGCCGCCATCATCGAGTCGCGCATGGAGTGGCGCCGGGAGCGTGAGCAGCGCTTGCCGCCGCCCAATGTCCGCGCGCGCGTCTACCGCCGCTGGAGGGTGCCGGAATGAGCGCGCGCGACCCCCTCGACCAGTTCGACCCGCTGATGCGCGACCTCTTGCGGGTGATGTCGATCCCGTTCACCGACAAGCCGCCGCGCATCCCGGTGGAGCTCGAGGCCGTGACCATCGGTCAGTTGATGATGGCTCTGCGGTACAGCGGGCTCGTCATCACGAACCGAGACGGCGTGTTGGTCATCCATCCGTCCGAGAAGAGGGAGGAGCGCGCGTGACCGGCGATAACGACAACCGCCCGTCGCCGGATGACGGAGTGTATGAGGCGATGGCCGAGCTCGACTCGATTCCGGCGCCGATTGATGTATGGCGAGCCGTTACGCGCCTGCGGGCGCACGGGTTCAGCGTCGAGGCGAATGTGCTTTTGGGCCGCGGCGACGCTGCCTGGGCGATGCTGCGGACGCTGCGCGATGCGCTGCGGCGCACCGACCCCGCCTGGTGCAAGTTGCACCGGCAGGAGCAGATCGCCGACGAGGACTTCGAGCAGGTCGTGAGCACGCTCGAGGACATGCTGGAGGACGGGCCGTGAGCAAGCTAGAGCTTTTTGACGCTGACGATCCGTTGTGGCACCAGATGCCAGAGTTCAAGCAAGAGGACCAGGGACCGATGTTCACGGTCAAAATCCACTTCCGGAACGAATCGGACATGAACGAGTTCTTTGAGCTGATTAAGCAGCGCCGTACAAAAAGAAAGAGCTACTGGTACCCTGCCGCAGAAGCTCGCAGAGTGGCGGATAAGGTGTGGGAAGACACAAAGTGATCCCGCAGCACCCCATCTACATCGTGTCGAAGGGGCGGTGGGAACACCGAATGCGCCTTACTGCGCGCGCGCTCGATAGCATGAAAATCCCGTACTTTGTAGTTGTCGAGGAGTCGCAGCTTGCCCAATACGCCGCTGCGGTAGGTGCCGAGCGGTGTCTCGTCTTACCGGAAAGCTATAAGCTCGATTACGATTTGTTTGGGAAGTTTGACGACGGCAAGACAGGCCCAGGACCTGCTCGTAATTTCGCATGGCAGCATTCTATGGACAACGGCCACAAGTGGCATTGGGTCATGGATGACAACATCGGGTCTTTTAGAAGGCTGCACAACAACCTTCAGATCCGGGTCTCCGGGGGCGCGATATTCCGCGCTATGGAAGACTGGTGTTGCCGATACGAAAATGTCGTTATCGGCGGCCCTCAGTATGATTTTTTCCTGCCTAGCAAGTACGCCTTTCCGCCCTATGTCCTCAACACCAGGGTGTACTCCTGCCTGTTGATCAGAAACGACCTTCCGTTCAGATGGCGCGGCCGGTACAACGAAGACACCGACTTGTGTCTGAGGGCACTGAAGGCGGGGCATGTGACGGTGCAGTTCAATGCCTTCATCCAGGAGAAAAAAGAGACACAAGGCATGAGAGGGGGGAACACAGACGAGTTCTACCTCCAGGAGGGGACAAAGGCAAAGAGTGAGATGCTTGTTGCCATGCACCCGGACTGCTCGAAGGTGATCTGGAAGTATGGGCGGTGGCATCACCATGTGAATTACAAGGTGTTCAAACAGCGTCCTGAGCTCCGGAAGGGCATTGTCATAGACCCAGGGGTCAATGATTACGGGATGGTGCTATCACTTAACGGGTCTCGAAAACCACCAAACAAGGAGGACGGGCCGTGACGCCCTTCTCCATCGGCATCTTCTGCGCCGCGCTCGGGTACCTGCTCGGGCTGGTCGCCGGCATCCTGCACGAGCGATCCAGAGCCGCCACCGCGCGGCAGGAGTCTCCATGAAAGCCCGCGACAGCCTCGTGCTCGAGCGCTGCGTCGAGGTCGGCATCAAGCTCGGCCTCAACCGCGCGCGCAAGCACCAGGAGGCGCCGACCGAGGCCGAGGTCGTGCAGGCGATCCAGCGCGCGGTGATGGAAGAGGTCGAGGAGTGGTTCGTGTTCGAGGAGGATGCAACTTGACATCAAAGTCGCAACTTGCCGTCTGGGCCGCGGAGGTCGGAATCCGCGACACGACGATGCGCATCTGGCAGCACCTGGCGCTGCGCGCCACCGAGGCCGAGCGCAAGCGCATCCTCAAAATCATCGACGAGCGGTACGTGCAGAGCCACGCGCGCGACGGCGGCGGGTTCGTGCGGGCCGAGCTCGACGAGCTGGCGCGGCTCATCACGGAGCAACCGTGACCCCGCCCGACTGGACCCGCATCTACGAGTCGCTCTTGGCGGCGGTCGTGCTGTGGTTCTTGCTCATGGTCGTGGTGGGTGTCATCATCGAATTGATGGGGTAGGTTCCCCTCCATCGACCGGGCAAGCCGCGAGGCACCCGTCAACTGGCGAACCGTAGCAAAGGAGAGAAGAAGATGTCGTTGATCATCAGCAACACGGGCGGCGGCTCGTTCGAGCCGCGCAAGCCCATCGAGGCCGGCGCATACGCGGCGGTCTGTGACATGATCGTGGACCTGGGCGTGCAGCCCTCGCCCGGCGGTCAGTTCGCCCCGAAGCGCACGGTCGTGCTGCGCTTCCAGATCCCCTCGGTGCGGGTCGAGATCACGAAGGACGGCGAGACGAAGGACCTCCCGGCGGTCATCAGCCGCACGGTCGGCCTCTCGCTCAACGAGAAGTCGACGCTCTACGCGTTGCTCACGTCGTGGCGCGGGAAGTCGTTCACGCCGGAAGAGCTGAAGGCGTTCGACCTGTCGAAGGTCGCCGGCAAGCCCGCCTTCGTGAACGTCACGCACGCGACGAAGGGCGACCGCACCTACGCCAACCTGACCAGCATCATGCCGATCCCGAAGGGGATGCCGGCGCCGGCGCTCGAGGGCGAGGCGCTCGTCTACTCCACCGACGCGTCGGACCCGGCGGTCTTCGACAAGCTGCCGGAGTGGATGCAGGACAAGATCGCCGGCCGCATCGTCGCCGAGCCGAGGGCCGCGAAGCCTGCCGCGCGCGCGCCGACGCCGGCGGGCGGTGAGTCGTTCCAAGACGACGAATCCTTGAGCTTCTGACCGTGCCCACCGCGAAGCAGGGCTACAGGACCGCGGACGGGAAGCGCATCCCGTCCGTGACCACCATCCTCAAGATCAAAGACCCCGGCGCCTTGATCAACTGGGCCTACAAGACCGGGCGCGAGCACGGGGTGCTGGAGGGGCGGGGGGAGCCATCCCCCGCCGGCCTCTACGAGGGCAGCGACATCCTCGCCATAGGCACCGCCGTACACGCCATGTGCGAGGCGTGGGTCAAGGGCGGCGACCCGCAGGCCGTGCTCACCGAGGCGCTCGACGCGAAGACGGTCGTGGACCGTGATGCGTTCAAGCGGCAGGCGAGCTCGGCGTATTCGGCGTTCGAGTTCTGGTGCAAGGGCACCCAGCTCGAGATCGTCGACTGCGAGGTCGCCGTCATCAGCGAGGCGCACCGCTATGGCGGGACGCTCGACTTCATCGGGCGCCTCGACGGCAAGCTGGTGCTGGGTGACTTCAAGACCTCGAACGGGGTCTGGCCGGAGTACCTGTGCCAGTTGGCCGCCTACGCGAAGGCGTACGAGGAGACGACCGGCAACAGGATCGACGGCGGGTACCACCTGCTGCGGTTCTCGAAGGAGAACGGCGACTTCGGGCATCACTTCTACCCGTCGCTCGACGATGACGGCTGGCCGGCGTTCCTGCACCTGCGGGCGCTCTATGACCTCAACGAGAAGCTCAAGAAGAGGGCCGCGTGATGCAAGGCATTCGCATCGAGGACGATGAGTTCGCCGACCTTATCCGCGGCGACGTGGACGACGACCTGGTGAACCACCCGCGGCACTACCAGATGACGCTGCCTAACGGCGACCCGGTGGAGGCCATCGACATCATCCAGGCCGCGCTCGGGGCGGCCGGGACGGTGGCCTACTGCCGGGGCGCGGCCATCAAGTACCTGATGCGCGCAGACAAGAAGGAGAACCACGCGCGCGATCTGCGCAAGGCCGCCTGGTACTGTTCGCACGCGGCGACCATCCTCGAGGATGAGGCGCTAGGAGACTGACCATCAACGAGCGGAGCGTAACCCTCCCAGGAGCGCCGGCCCCTACTCCGCAGCCGGCATCTTTCAGACGCTCTCGCCCCTAAAGTGCACGGCGCCGTTTTCAAAGACGGCGAGTTCTGGGTTGAGGAGCCGCCCGTCCTTGAACGTCAAGACCGCAAAGCCGCTGGCCCAGTTGTGCGGCCCGGCCTCGGTGTAGTTGAACTGCGGCCCGTTGATCTCGGCGAGGGTCCCGGTGTCGACGCCGTACCTGCGGCCCCGGTAGTCGCCCCAAGCGGTGACGCCGAGCTTGTGCAGGTGGCCGTGGACGTAATGCGTTCCCGAGCGCAGCGTCGAGTTGTAGGCCGAATGGACACCACCAGACACCGGGCGGTGACGGATGACGGTCCAGCCGTCGGTGTCGGCGTTGACGTGCAGCGCCCAGCCGGCGCGCCAGCGCGGCAGGTAGTCGAGCAGCGTCATGCCCGGCAGATCCTCGCCCTCGGGCGCGTTCGCCGACCAGTAGTTCTCGAACCGGGCGTCGTGGTTGCCGATGGTCCGCACGAGGCGCGCCCTGCCGGCGGCGCGCTCGATCTCGGCGCAGCGGTCCTGCACGGCGTGAAGCTCGTCCTTCAGCGTCGGCTGCTTCTCCCACATGATCCGCGCGTGTCTTGAGATGCGGGCGCCGTCGAGGATGTCGCCGTTGAGAACCACGATGTCCGGCTTCAGCGCCTTAATCAGCCGCAACATGGCCTCGTGAGCGGGTGAAACCATGCCCGGCCAGTAGTGGCAGTCGGACGCGACGATGACGGTGCCGTTGCGCACCGTCTCGGTCATCTCGCGCTCGTATTTTTCCGCGCGCGCGGCTGCGAGCGCGTCCTGCGCCTTCGCCTTTGCGATGTTTGGCCCCGCGCGGTTGCGCGTCGAGCGGCTGGCGAGGGAGATGCCGAGCCGTGCCTCGATCTTGCGGCGTCGGAAGTAGACCTGACGGATGTCGAGATCGAGCGCGTCTGAAACTTTCTTGGCTGTGCCAAGTTTTTGCCAAGCCTCGATGATCTGCTCGTCGGTCACATATTTCGGCACGTCTTGCCCTTTTGGTTGCTATCGAAACTGGAGAGCGCCTGTGCAGCAGGCTCCCGAGGTTGTCGACGAATACCTCGTTGAATGACAGCTTGTGGTTCATTTCGTCGAGCAGGGCATGGATTAGCTCGTGACAGAAGGCTTGGCATCTCGGTGTCTCCGAGCTCGTTCCGCAGACCGATAACATGGGTCGTCGGGTCGTAGATGCCGACCGAGTCCTTCGGGAACTTGTGCCGGGTCCACCCGGCGGGCGTCAAGATCTTGACGGTGATGCGGTGGCCGTGGATCTGGAACCGCCGCGGGATGCCGAGCTGCTTGTAACGGTCTACCGGCTTACCCACCGCTGGAGCTCCCCGAGGCGGGTCGCGTCTCGCTCGCAGGCGCCGAGGTGGGCGGCAAGAGCCGCTCCAGTCTCTCCCGCGTCGCCGGGGACTCCGGGGGCGTCATCAGCCGGGGCGGGGGCGCCGGCGGGGGCGGGCAGGGGACAGGCTTGGGGGTGGCGCAGCCTGCGAGCAAGCTCGCGCCCACGGCGATCAGCGTCGCCCAGTTTCGCCTCGAGGTCACGCTCCACCTCCTCGCGTTTCGCGTCAGCGGCCCGCAGGGCCTCCGTGGCGGCCTCTGCCGCTCTGGCCCTGTCTGCGTGCCACTCTGCCTTGACAGCCGCCGCGCCGGCCTCGTAGCCCGCACGGTGCGCGCTACGGTAGCCGAGGAACCCGGCGGCGGTCAAGGCGACGGCCAGGGCGACCCCCAGCCAGAGGCGCATCAAGCCTGGGGCGCCGGCGGACGCTTGGAGAGGACCGACCACACGGCCGCGCCGATCGTGGCGACGGCGCCGCCCACGGCGGCGACGGTCTCGGCGTCGGTGATGCCCTTGCCGACGAGGTAGCCGCCCAGAGCGGCGACGATGGCGCGGCAGATGCCGGCGAACTGTTCAGCGGTCATGGTTTACTCCTACGCTTCATTGCGGGACGACTTCGCCCCATTGGACGGCAGTACCGGGAGGGCGCTGGCCAAAAGCTTCTCGGCCGGGTATCGGTACCCGAGGGCGCGATTTTTGTCGAACGGCGCGACGCTGACTGCATTGCCCTGGTTTCCGCCGAGGACCATCAATCGCCCCCTCTCGTCGGTGCCGACGACGAAGCCGACGTGGCCGCCGCCGCCGCGCTCAAAGACGGCGATGCAGCCGACGCACGGCGCCTCGAGTGCCACGCCGTACTCCAGCCACGACCGCGCGCGGTACCAGTGTCGCGGCAGCGGGGTCGGTCGCCCGCGCAGCATCGCCGCGACGAAGGTGCCGCACCATGCGGTCTCGTCATCGGCCCACCATGCGCGCAGATCGCGCAGCCATCGGGTGATGGTCGGCGCGTGCCCCTTGCCGGGAATTTCGCGCAGACCGAGGTGCTTGCGGCCCTCCACGACCCATGTTGGCTCCGCGATGGATCGGCTGGTGTTCATCAGTCACCCGCCAGAAGGCCGGCCGGGAGGCCGTAGGTAGCCCCGCCACGCAACGCCGGAGAGAGCATCATGCGCCGCAGCGGGTCCATCTGGATGCCGCGCTGGAGGTACTGCTGGAAGGCGGGACTCTGGTAGAGGCGCGCAGCGCCACGCGGAGCGGCAAGGCCGAGGGCGCCGCCGGCGAGCGCCGCCATCGCGGCATCGCTCGGCGTCTCGCCCTGCATCGCACCGTAGGTCGCACCAGCGACGCCCGGCGCGAGCGCCTGACCATAGGCTTGCAGCGCCGCGCGCGGCGCGGTGCCCGACTGCGGGAAGGCGTCGCGCATGGTGTTGGCCGAGCGAGCAAGCCGCGCGAGGTCGGCATCGCCGCGGCCCATAAGGGCAGCGCCACGCTCACGCTTGACCGAGGTCGCGCGCGCGAGCGCCGGAATCGGTATGTCGCCAGTTTCAGTCAATCCTATAGACTCCTTGACGCGCGAAAAATTACGCCATTGTTTGCGCGCCAGCTTGACGGCATCTCTAGCCTCTGGGCCAGCAGAGCGCTCAAGCGCCGAGTCGATGGTTTCACGAAGTTGCCTAGACACACCAATGCGTGCTGGGTTTTCGCCAAGTTCGCCCGCCAGCGTGCGGATTCTTTGATAAGCCTCTCCAGAGATTTTGTCTCCTGGCCCGACCTTGCTCAAGATGTTTTCAAATTGAGCGAGCAGAGGCGCAAGAGTGGGAGGATCCAGCGTCATTCTGGCGCCTTCCTCAATGGCCGCCAACTCGGAAATCATCCTATCGTCAATCTTGATGCCGGTCTGTTGCGCCACTCTATCCATAACGGCGCCGATGCGGTTGTCGGCAGCGTCAAGCACCTGCGGGATGGCTGCGTCGCCCTGCTCGCCGATGAGCTTGAGGGCGGCGCGATTGAAGGCCGTTTGCTTGGCCTCCTCGCCCTTGCGCATGATGCCCGCCGAAATCGGGTTATCGGTCAGGAAACGCTGCACGGCGCGCAGGTTCTCCGACCCGGTGCGGGCGGCGACATCCACCGGCACGCCGGCGGCCAAGAGGCGCTGCGCGGCTTGCTCCACCTGCGGCCTCTGGACGCTGGTCACGGGCTGCGCGAGGCGCGCGATGCTGCGCGCGGCGACGTTACCGACCATGCCGCCGAGCGCGCCGGTGCCGACGTTCACGGCGCGGCTCTCCTCCTCGCCCACGGGCTGCGCGGCGCCGAGCAGTCCGCCCGCCGTGGCGGCTCCTGCAACGGTGCGCGGGGCGACCACGGCCTGCCCAACGCGCCCGGCCATTCCGCCGGTGCGCGCGAGCGCGGTGCCGGGGACCAGCAGCGACGCGATGGAGCCGAGGGTGTAGCCCGCCATGCCTGCGCCGGACTCCATGAAGGGCGCGTTCTCGGCGGCGCGGATGTCCTGCTTGCGGCGCAGCCGCTGCACGGTCTCGGGCGCGACGAGGCCCGCCGCGCCGCCCGCCTCGGCGCCGAGCTGCTGTAGCCCGTAGCCGATGTCCTTGACGGACTGGAGCGCGCCGCGGCCGAACTGCTCCAAGCCGCCCATCGGCGGCTCGGCGCGCTGCTTGAGGATGCGCTGGATCTCCGCCTCGATCTGCGCGGGCGGCATGGAGTCGGGGAAGTCGATGTTCCCGAGACCCTCGACAAAGACCTTCGGCATGGCGGATTACCTCGGCTGCGCCGGCACGAGCCGGCCGTTGCGGTAGATGAACTGCGGAACCGCCGGGGCGGCAGGAGCCGCGGCCGGGGCGGCAGGAGCGCCAGGGGCGGCAGGAGCCGCGGCCGGCCGTGCCGGCGATGGCATCGGAGCGCGGAAGTACGAGCCGCTGAGAAGCGCCGCCTCCTCCTGCTGGTCCAACGCCATGCGCCGCTGCGCGGCCGCGATGGCGCGGTCGAGGATCTTGTTGCGTACTGCCCTCGGAAGCGAACTCGAGCCTTGTAGTTCCAGCAAGATCTTGCGCTCGCCTTCGGTCGGCGCGGCGCCGAAGATGGACTTGAGCTGCGGCAACACCTGCTGCTTCAAGAGCATGTCGAACTCAATCGTCGCCTGCGCCCCCTCGGGTTCAATGGCGCCGGGAAGCGCCGCTCCCGCCGTTGCCCTGAAGCCGGCCATCGGTCCCTCAAAGGCCAAGTCACTCAACCGGCGCGCTTCGGTGAGTCCGGCCACGCCCTCCTGTAAGGACGCCATGCGCTCGCGGATCTGGAAGATGCGGTCGCGCTCGCTCTTGGACAGGTCCGGCGCACCGCCCCCTGCCGCGCCACTCGCGCCGCCCGCGCCGCCCCCGCCGCCCACGGCTACCCGCGGCGGCTCGCGCAGGATCTTGAGTTCATCGCTAGAATCGCGCTGCACGATTGTTCCGCGCGGCAAGTTAAGACGAGCCACCTCCTGCGGAGTAAGCGTCTCAACCTTTGCCTCCGGCGGCCTAACGAATTGGCCCGTCAGCGGGTACAGCCGAGAGCCGCCAACCGTCACACCGGTAACGCCCTCGGTGGCGAGCTTGGAAAGATCAGGCGCCATCGTGGCGACATCGCGCCCCGCCTGCGTGCCGTAGAGCCGCGCCAGGGCCTCCTGCGGGGCCTGACGGTAGCGGGCGGTCAACGGGCCGCCCTCGCCGCCTGGGAGGCTCTCGAGCGCCCCCGCGGTGCCACCGAGCAGCCTGCCCGTGATGCGCGGCATCTCCGCCTCGGCCGCGGCGGTGCGGCGCGTCAGCTCGGCCTGCGCGCGGCGCTGGGCGCGAGCCTGCGTCACGGCTCCGAGCGCCTCTGATCCCTGAGACGGGTCAATCATGCCGCGCCCGATGACGCCGATGATTGAACGACGCGCGGCTGCCTTTTCCTCGGGGCTCATGCCCTCAAGATCCTCGCCCAGCAAGCCGCCGACATAGCGGTCAAATCCGCGCCCGAGGCGCTTTAAGAGTCCTTCACGCTCTGCCATACGTCACCTCAATCAAAGAGCAGGCCGCGCATCTTGCGGCCGCCGTAGGATGAATACAGATTGCTGTAGATCTTGCGCGGGTCCATGCCGTCCGGCATACGCGGGCGCGCCGAGGCGAAGGAATTAAGGTCCTCCTCCTCGCCCTGCGGCATGGACGCGAGACGCATCCCGAGCTTGCCGAGCTTGCCGGCTTTGGAGTAGGCGTCGCCGTAGCGCGAGGCCGCGGATGCGCCCAGCCCGTCGCCGCCCATGCCGGCGAGTTTCCTAAGAAAATCTAGGTCCACGTCACACGCTCCCGCGGCGCTTGCCGCCCACTTTCTTGTCGAGCTCCTTCACGGCCTCGGTCAAAAGGCCGACGACCTGGGGCAGATCGTACTGCCGCATACCATCCGACTCGCGCCGCGAGACGGCCTGCGGCATGGCGCGCTCCACCGACTGCGCGGACATACCCATGTCCTCCTCGCCGCCGTTGTCCTCGCCCTCGTTCTCGCCGTATCCGTTTTCCCACTTGAACTCGATGCCCTTCAACCGACGCACCTTGTCGAGCGGGTTCTTGATGGGCTTGATGTCGCGCTTCATGCGCTCATCAGACCCGGGGGTCGGGAAAAACGCCGACGCCACCTGACCGGCCATGTTGAAGTACGACGGGCGGCTCGTAACCGTGCCGGTCGTGGTCGTGTTCATCGGCGACGCCTGCACCGCGCCCTGACGGATCGCAAGCTGCTGGAGCGGGAACTGCTGCCGGCGGAAGTCCTCCTCGCGCTGCGCGTTGAGGAACTGCTGGAAGAGCTGCTGCTGCTGCGTGCCGAGGCCCATCATCGCAGCGCCCGCGCCGTAGCGGTTCTGGAGCGCCGTCTGGCCGTAGCCGGCCAAGTCGCGCCCGGCGCCGAGCCGGAGCTCTGCGCCCTGCATTCCCGCGGCTTGGTTCGCGCGAGCGGCCTCCATCGCCGTGCCGACATTGAACTGCTCGGCGGCGGTCCCGAGGCGCTGCGCGTCGAGCTGCGCGCGCTGGTTCGCCTCCTCCGCAGACAGGCCCATCCGCATGTAGTCCTGCACGGCCTGCTGGTTCGCCGTGCCGGCGCGCATCGCCTGCTCCACATTGAACTGCTCGGCCGTGAGACCCAGTCGCTGCGCTTCCTGCGCCGCGCGCTGGTTCTCGAGGTCGGCGCGCATCTGCGCGTCGACATTCGCGGTCTCGGCCGTGAGCCCAAGACGCGCGAGCTCCATGTCGCGCTGCTGGTTCGAGATCTGCCCACGCTGGGCGAGCTCCAACACATTCTGCGCCGCCTGCTGGTTCGAGAGCCGCACCGCCTGCTCGCGGCCGACGTCGGCCTCGCGCAGCGCCGCGGCCTCGCGGAAGCCTCGAGCACGCTGCTCGGCCACGAAGCGGTTACGC